CCACTTTTCAGTGATCCAGAGAGTCATATGGCGATGGCCTGATTCTCTGTTAAGATTACGGTTATAGCTCCGTTTTCAGCTTAGTTGTTTATACCCTTTCTCCAGGGTCCACTGCACTCATTGTATAAAATGATAGTCAGCTTCGGCAAACTTATTAACACGTCGTGGTGAATACCTAGTGACGATTCAACAATAGTAGTCTTTGGATCTTGGCCCTTGGGTTCTACTCCTTTGCTCTCCCATGCGAACATGTATATCTGTAGGGATCGCGTGTGTCTACTTGGGCCCCTGGTCGTGTGGAAGGAGGATGAAGACAATCAGCGCAACCTAGAAGCTACGGCTGTGGAAGCAAGCATATGGGTCTCTACAAACCCTAAACAAGCAACGACCGCAAGGGCAAGTGCTTGGTGTTTACTGATTTTCTTGTGGCGCATCCATCCCCCATTCGGCAAAGCCCCTCGTCAGGTTTGCATTTGCACCTTCAGAGATTGCTGTGGTTCGTACCTCACAAACTGGACCGTCCTTGTTGGTAACGGTAACCGAGACTGGTGGGCTATACCACCAACTGAATGTATTATGGGTAACTTTTACTTTAGCAATACTGTAGCATCAGCCACTTCTTTCTCATACGCTGGCGCCGAGGTTCGTTCGGCTCTACGTTTCAAGCATTGCCTCACTCTGGGCACCTCATCGGTGCCGATCCCAAAACTCCGACCGGTCGGGAACCGAAGACGCCGCCGGCGGGTGTCCTCAAATTTGCAGCTGGCTAGCAAGCCCCCCCTCGAATGGTCAGCAGGGACTGATCATTTCCTTGAGAGTGTCGCCTTCACGAACAGGGTTCGTGAGGCGGCAGCGATGGAGAAACGGGCCGCCAAGGCGGCCCCCTATATCAAGAGGGCCGTTGAGCGGCCAGTCATCAAAGTCGGGTCTGTCCTCTTGCCCGCTCAACCAATCGCCGCCCAAGTGGTGGTGGCTTGCGAACCGGCAATCGTGCCGGTCAACACACCTGGGGAGCGTGCTCGCCGCGCTGCCTTGGTGTTCATACAGTCCATTGGTGGCTTCGGCTACCTATGGACTGTATCCCAGAAAGAGCGCAATGCGCTCATGCATGCTTTGAATGGGAACATTCTTCCCATCCCGATCATGCTCGCGTGGGTGTCTGGCACACTCACTTGGCTGTATATGGAGGCAGCCCCACTCGCTGAGACCCTTAACAGTGAGCGTATCGCCTCCATGTTCCCCGAGTTTTACAAAGGGAACAAATCAGACCTTGGAGGCCCTTGTTGGCGCCTCACTATTACCATGACCACAGGGAGGAAGATCTTGTATGACTACCCATTCGTGACCGACCTTGATGCTGCGGTGTATAGGGCGAATAGACGCATGACTGATGAGCAGTGGGTCATGGATCACATAAACCCCACTTTGATTCAGAGGGTGGGTTTACCCATCCACTATGTGTGGTCCCTAACCACTGCCGCTTGGAACCGCCTCATGCATTCTACGAACGGTAATATACTCTTCCTCTTCATCCTCTACACCGTTGGTATGTGCCTCCTCGCCTACCTTGAGACAAAATTCGGGCTCTTGACAGCTGACCCGGTTGGCCAGGCGAAAAGGTGGTTCAAAGCGAAGACCGGGTTCAACCTGATCTTTTCATTCTCCACAGTCCTTTCCCTGCTCTCTTCCATACAGGTGTCCCCTTGGATGCTTGTCTTCAACGTCTACTCACTCTTGATACGCGCCTTCTCAATCCTTATCACAAAATCAATGGCACTAACAGTCGAATTCGCGACAGTTGATCGCCTGTTGGTCGCCTTCTTTGAACTTCCAGACACCTACCACACATCTGAAGCCAGGCTCGATTACGTCACTTGTGCTGCTGTCTGTTATTGGGTTTTCCCATACCTCGGCAACATGTTATCGATGACTGTGGGGTCCCGTTATCTCCGGATGCCCATCATTATCTTCGTTAACACCTTATTCGTGTACGGCTTCTTCTTTTACGTATCTGGCTGGACTTTTATTTTCGAATTCTTGGGTATATTGTTCCTTTTCGCTTCCGTTGTCATGACTTTCACCCCTTACTTCTTTTTGTTTGTTCTATGTGTTCTCTTAGAGTTTATCTTCTTTTACTTCATTCTTAGAGTCCTATTTATTACTAAAGTGGCTGTGGAGATACTTGCACTCCGCCACCAAGAGTTTAGAGCGAACAATGGCAGGCCACAAACGTGGACTGCAGCTATGAAAGGCCTGGTCACCCGTATGGAGGTAGGGCTTATGACACTTGAAGCCGTAGTTTCCATTCTGACACTCTTCACAGAGATGTACACTGGAGATCACTACTTCAATCAGGTGGCATTGCATCACTTGTTGTTCCCGAATGTTGTCCGTTGGGAGACGTGGTGGCTGCCCATTGCTACATCAATCCTCCGGTTGCCTTTCCTCTGCGCCAGGTGGGTTATGTTTATAGCTTTTGCCCCATTACGTTGGGTAAGGAGGTTCATTCGTCGCACTGTGCCATCTGTGTTCCATGAAGTGGTTGCTTTCTTCACACCGCAATACAACATCAGTGAGTGTTTAGCTGTGGATTGCATCTCCCTTGCCAACAGGCTTGGTGACGTGCCACTCCACGTCGCTTTCCTAATGCTCCTGCCCATCAATTTGGCTTTCCACCTCTGTTATGGGCATGCTCTTGTGTACGTATTCGAAGACCCCCTACAGGGCCCACTGGGGCGTGAAGACCGCTTGTACAACTATGTCAGGTTCAGAATCTTTGCGTCATTGTTCGTCTCTATTCCCCTCTTCTTCACTATATTATTCTTCCCGGTTCTATACAGCGTGTTTTCATGGCTTGCGACTATCTTTATCTTTATCATTATTTTCGCTTTCTTCATTGGAGTCTTTGACATAGATATGCCTCAATGGTTCTTCGTGACTGTGTCCCTTTTCCTGCCACTCATTAGCCATTTCACCTACACAACCACCATGTCATACAGGCGTGCGTTTGGTTTCAACAGGGATACCATTAGTGTGGCATTGATGCGACGGATCATTGGTTGGTATCTTGACGCCGGTGTTATACTCCAGGATCAACACCCACGTGTATTGAGGTTCAAGCATCCTATGACTCAAGAATGGTGTGCTATCACTGTGCGTGACAATCTTCCAGATGACCCACTGGTTGTGAAGGCTGCGTTCTACCACCTTATGCGCAGGAACAACCGACCCTACATGGACCTATTCCTGTTTGCGACGTTCTGGGCAACGGTGGCCTATGTGCTGCTCAAAGTTGTTGAATGTGCCTTCTCAGGGGTCGCACGGGTCTTCAAGGCTTTGAAGCTCACCCTCACCTGGGCGATCCTCCTCATCTTCATGCCAAACTGGATGATCGAAGCCATCTTGGTGGAATTCACCCTCTTCCGGCAATACCTCTGGTACCATCTGGTGATGGGGCGCAACCCCATGCGCACACCCTCCTTGGGTCCCTTGATGCAAAAGTTCTCTGGCGTGATCTCATCTAGTCTCGCTTTCACAAGGGAGTTCCTCCCAGAGCATCAGTACACCCGATATGGGTACCTTAGGCTCGCCAGATCGCTCATCATTTACCTTGGTATGCGTGCTTGGTTCTCCTTACATTACATCACCATTGAGGATCTGGAAGATGAGGTTAGTGGCTTGCCAATTGACCCTGAGGCCATTGATAACACATTAAATCACACAAAGTTGCCCGGAAACTTTGGTCAACGGCGTGTCAACATCCTGCGAGCCCAGGTCAAAAGACTGGTGTTTGCATTGGACAACTTCAGGTTACCTGAATTCCTCCAAGCGCAATATCGCTCTCCCACACCCGCATCCATCAAGGAAACCTACCGTAAACTCCGAGATCTTGGCTTCCCCATAGATAATGAGTTCATAGAGTCAATTCGGGCACCTAGTGACGATGCTTACTTAGCTGAGTGGTCGTCATTGAGGCAACATATCCGGGCGACAACCGACTTCAAGTTCAACATCCCGCGCTTCAAAGTTGAGCTTGCACAGGAGCTGAGGGATTTCGGTTTCCCAGGGATCCCCGGCTACATACATACCAGCACGTACACAGATGAAGACGCGGAAGTGAGGTCGACCCTACGCTATTTCACTGACAATAACAACGTCAACCTTCCCGATGGTGACATAGTAGACATCATAGAGGCAGCTTGGGATCATGTCAAAGTCCAGTATGCAGACTCCAAACTTAGCTCCCCCGCTTTCATCTTCAAACACTGGGTGAAGAAATATAACATGGGCTTCGGGTTCCGCTCACCAAAGACACGTGGTGGCTGGAGGCAAATGCGCCGTGCAGAGGCGATCAAAACCATGGGTGGCAAGAAAGGTTTTCTACGCGCCTGGAAGGAGGTGTTTGCTATAAGCACCACCTTGGTTGGTATTGCCCCTGTTTTCACCAAAATGGAGACACTGAAACTCAAGAAGGCAATCAACAAGCAAGTGCGGACAGTTGTGGGATCTGCCTTTGTTCACTCGGTCATGACCTACATTTTCAACTTCAAGCCCAACCACAATTACAAGCCTTGGGAAAATTCCAGTAAAGTGGGCATGCCAATCAATGGCCTCTCGTTCTCAAAACTTTTCGCTTCTCTACTCAAACATGACGCCGTTTGGGCTGGCGACATGACAGCGTTCGATTCCACTGTCCCACCTGTCATCATTCGGATGGTTCGTGATCTGCGAAAGAAAGGGTACGAGCACCATAGGGATTACGAGCGATTGACCGAGCTCATTGACACAGCCTATGACCACCTCATCCACCAGCCGTTAGGGTTCAAGAGCCTTGGTGAAATAGTGGAGAAAGAACAGGGTTTCACGACTGGTCATACGTCAACGACCCCAGACAACACCCTCGCTCTCCTACTTTGTTACCTTTTTGCTTGGCGTCGTGTTACTGGGCTCCGTAGCCGTGAGTTCTTCAACTTCAACACACTGGCAAATTTTGGCGATGATCATGTACTTGGCTACGACAAAGTCTTTGGTTGGCATCCTGAAAAGGCAGCCAAAGCCATGTTGGAACTTGGAATCATTATGCGTGATGAGGGGGATGGTCAAACCACGCTACCGGACTCGCGCACACCAAGCAATGGCCGGGATATGAAAATCACTTTCCTTGCCAAACAGCCACTCTGGATCTCTGGAGACGTGCTTGAGGATCTGAGGCTTGCTGGGGTTTCTGAAGACCTTGCCTTCGCGGTCTGTCATGATAAAGCCAGACTCATCGGAAAGATCAAAGGGCAAACACAAAGCAGAAAGGGACCGATAGAACGGTACACTCGGCTGGCATCATACCTAGACCTAACGGCACACCACCGGGATGTGTACGACTCCCTCCGTAGTGCTTTACACCGCCTTGAGTCAAGGAACGCAGCTGTCTTCAAACGAGCTGGCGTGAAGCTCCCAGCTCTGAGGAGTTACAAGGATGTTGTGCGTCATTGGTATTCTGGGGGGTTTGACTCAACGATTCTCAAGGAGGAGGTTGTCGACTCCCTTACTGAAGAGGAGAAGGAATTCTCTATCTTCGAGCAACCAACTCCGCTTGACTACATTGTCCGCTGGCTCGCTGATGTACCAACAATCCTGTCACCCAGGTATGCGAACACACGGTGGGTTGAGTGGGTCCAGCATAAGTTGTCAAAGAACTTGTCTTGGCCTTTGGCTTTCATCACTCGGGCAAATTGTGTGTCAAATGATTCGAACGTGGCTCTTGACTTGCTTGCCAAAACACCCTATGCTTTCCTACGTGCACCTGGTATTTCCGCTAACCACGTATCCAATTGCAATCTCACCACACTCTACATCAGACATTACCTCTATTGCACCTACACTTTCACTATAAAATCGGGCAGAGCTGCTTTCTCCATCTTAGACTATGTTAGGGTTTTAGATAATGCCATAATCAACCTTGTGTTCATTATCTCTGGCAAGATTATACCAATCACAATGGACTTAGACTTCCACATTCTTGATACCCTTATTATTATTCTTTTAGACAGACTCCATGTCCCCGAACTTAGATTCACAAAATATATGCTCATATTCCATCCAGAAGCCCCAAGTACGGTGCTTGCAAAACTCTTGGCCAATCTAGTCAATACCTTATCCCCATCCGGTTCCATCGACATGCAACCACTCTACGCTTGTCTAGACAATCTGCGTGACGGGCAAACTTGGGTCATTGATGCACCAACAGGGGTCGGGAAGTCTACTCGCATGGTTGATCGCATTCAGAGCCATCTCAGGACAACCGTGGTAGTCATTCAACCGCGCCACCTTTTGGTCACGAGTGTTGTGTCTTACATGCAGAGCATCTTCCCTAACTCTGGGATATCAGGAGCCACAGAGGGTCTCACCCCCACAAGGGGTGATCGTATAATATACGCAACGCCACAGAGCTTCCTCATGAGCTCCTGGCTCCGGGACCCCTCCTTCCTTGTCATTCTTGATGAAGCCCATGTCAATGAGCCAGCATATGACGTGATTCACCGGTATCTGCAAGTGAGCCCTCACCGCAAATTATACATGACGGCAACACCGAGAGACACTTGGGGCTTCGATATTCTCACCATCCCTAGTGTGTCAGCCTTCAAGAAAGAAATCTTCAATGTCTCGGTCGATGATATATCAGGTTATGTGAGGAAGGTCGTCCGGGTCACTAATGAGCGCTTCAAAGGGGAACGTACCTTGATCTTTGTGCATACTGTCGAGTTGGCACTGAGCTTGGCGTCGCAGATCAAAGCTCGCACCTGCATCCTTTCATCGAAACACAAGACCGTCGATGAAACTGCGGAAGTGTACATTAGTACGAGCGTCTCAGATGCCGGCCTGACAATTCCTGATGTCAGCTATGTTCACACCATGGACGTGGGCGTGCATGTTTCCCTAGAGTCAGTGTTCAAGGCTCCTAAGGTCACCCGGTACCGCTTATCCCAATCTACATTGACGCAGAGGGCCGGTCGCACTGGTAGAACTTCCAACGGGATTGTGTTCATCTATCATCTGCCAGTTGACTTTGGAGCGGAACCTGACGTACCTCCTCACTCAGCTATGGATTATGTCAATGCTGTGCCAACTGTCATCACTCAAGTTGTGCACCTCCTTCCGACTTTCGTACAATTCGAACTTGAAAGGCTCTTCCCTGAGGTAGCGAATCTGGAAGCCCCCGATGCTGTTTTCACGCTACTGGATGCAACATATAGTGAGTTTGATGCAGAGTTCGGGTTGGGTGCAGGTTCAAAAGAGCTGTTGAGAGCCCTGAGCCCCGCTTTCCTCCGTGGCTTTAGAGACATCTTTGACACTCTAGGTGAAGGTGGTCTCGACCTGTTCTTCACTCCCTTCCACGATATTGGTTTGTTCGGCGACAACAATCTCGTGCCAAGCACCTCATCAGCACTCGAGGAGCGTGTCGGGCAATCAACACGTGATGAACCACCTCCTGACAACTCTGGTGACACATCTCAGGTCTCAATGCCTGTGCGTCGCACTGCCATCAGACCCTTGCTAGCAACTCCAGATTCGTTACAGCGGCAAAGGATCCTCGAGAACCCAGTGCAACCCCCCACCACCTTTGACCAATTGGATGCACCGGTCTTAAGGCCAAATCTTGTGGGGCTGATGTATTTTGGGGGCAAGATACCGTACCAGGGTCCTGAACTCAGGCAGACAGTGACGGAGTTTGATCTCGATGAGAGCGACTCAAGCGATGATGAAGACGCCCTCTCGAATCCCTCTGATGACACACCAGGGCATATCGATGCCGCTGGCATCCCGCACGCTTACCGCCCACATGAGACACCAGCAATCTGGAGTGCCGAGGATCGAGCTGAGTATGAGACCAGGATCATCCAACAGACATACGCCCAAGCTGTATCGGAACTTGCTGACGGTAGAACTGATCTGATCCTTTGCAGACCCCAACTGGATGATCGCGAGCCCAGCACACGAACATCAGACTCGTCGAGCAGCCCATTGGTTGATAACGCCGTTATTCGTGCAGATCTTACGAGCCTGCTCGCTCCAACGCCATCACCTGGGCCTGGGCATGCCTACTCGCCACTATCCCTGCAACAGTCTCTCAATAGCCTCACACCACCTCACCTCTTGGAGGTTGTTGAAGAGGAGGACTCAGACTCTAGCAGCTCTTCCACCAGCTCTGATGGATGGCCAGTTGGGTCCTTTGAATGGGTTGTTCATGACTTCCTAGGGACACCAGAGGTCCCTCGCTATGATACGGATCTTTTCCGGGAGCTCATGTCTGCGACAGATGTTCGCGAGCGGTATGCAGGCGCAATGCAACAAGCCAGGTCCTTGGTGGAGTTCCGGCCGGTACATTTCTCGTCACTTGTGGTTCGGTTTATGGCTCGAGGGAGTCTGCTCGCGGCTCGAAACCGCTACATATCATGGGTCACTGGGTTAGATGACCGCGAACCTATCATAAGGGATATCTTCCTTGCTGTGGGTGATCTTCTGCTTGAGTTGACACGGGTCTCAGCCTCCTCTGATGACATAGAAAGCTTCAAAGACACATATATGTTTGGATGGTTATGAATTTAGGCTGATTGTTGATCCATTCTCCTTCCTTCTCTTTCTCTTCCTCTCACCTACATCTACTCATTTCTGAATAGTATCGTTTTCTAGAGTTATCAATCATTATTATTGTTGATTTATTAGTTCCGTTCTCGGTGCCAGGCCCCCCTGCCTTCCACATCGTGGTGGGGTCGGGGGTATTGCGGTCCCTCCTGGAGTGTGCGTGGTGGACCACACTAGTGTTAGAGAGCCCAACCTGTTCGACTCAACCGTGAGGCACATAATAAGGGGGGGGGGATTTCCTCAAGATCGCATGGTGAACAGAGAAATGCCCCGTGTTTCGTCCATTGAAACGGGTACCTGCTTACACAGGTGGACAACTGTTCATACAGCACAGGCAAAATGCCCCGTGTTTAGGTTATTGAAACGGGTACCTTACAGGTGACCAGCCCCTGCCGTGATCTTGGCGCTATCTTCCCAGTCTTTGACACCTCTTATTCTCACCGGCCACCTCAACAGGCGGTGTAGCCGTCGCAATACGCTTATATACCATCTAGCACTTTTCATATACCATATTTATTCGTATTGTATATACCCTCTTCCATCCTAATAATTCTTCTTCGTTTGCTTGCTCCGTGTCCCCGACAATCTCAAGCGCAGCAGAGGAGAAGGTGCAACCCGTCGTATGGCTCACGCGTTAAGCCAGCATGGATTAAGCTAATAGTGTGTATTCCTGTCATCATACAGTGCACATGGCGTCTTGTTATTACGGATTCCAAGCGCTACCTGCCCAAACCGTGCGGATAGGCACCTGCCGTAGCCTTCATGCGTTAAAGGCTTTCCTAGAGACTTGATTGAATGTCGTCGAACTCATACTGAGAAGTAGACGTGATCGGACATCTTGTTTTCGAGTTTTATGTAACATAATGGGAG